GGGCCGTTAAGTTGTATAATGTCTCCATCATAGCTAACATGGACACACACAAACAAATCTATGAGTGTCTTAGTAACACGAAGTTCCTCGGGCGTATAATTGCCAGATTCACTACACATGCGATAAAAGAAAGTCGAAGCACATGTTAAAATGCGCTGCCACAAACTAGTATCAAACTTAGAAAAATCTCCAAACAGAAACTTGTTAAACTTAGTCAGCTGATGGTATAACGAGGCCCACTCTAAACTTTCAAGATTGAGCCCGACCATACCACAAAAGATATCCCTATGCATCATCATAACTCGTAGAGTCGTAAGCATATATTTCCTACCAAGTAAATTGTATAGAAAATTAGTTACATAGAATACTCTAACACGAGCGGCCTGATTTTTGGCTGGAGAGATAGGTTCATCCTTCAGTGTAGCAGCGCTAATCATAGGGGCACAAAAGTCTGTGTGTAGACTTGCCTCCAATTTCACGCACTGCGCTAACATACCCTCATCGAGCATAACTCCGTCAGGATAGTTGGGTCGGGGGTCTTCCACGAAGAACTTCCGCTTGGCACCTGTAAAAGGTGGACCACACGCTGTCTTCATTGGGAGACTAGTCAGAGCTGCAAAGCCAGGAATACCATTAATGGCTTGATACAAATCAAGAGGTTGCACGTGTGTACGCACATCTCTCTTCACAGCAGGATTACTCATAATGTGATCTAATAGCTCTTTAGTACAACTTTGAAGGTCTGACTGGGGAAAGGCTACGGTTCTAGTAAGTGCTAAGACAGCAGAAGTGTGCATTGAATCACGCCACTCACCATCAACACATACTGGCCTCATAACCGGTGCTTCTTTATCAGACACAAGTTCAGGACATTCAGCACTAAGGTCCTCAAAGAAAACACTTCTAGTAACTTTACTAAGAGATCTTTTCTTACGAAGGACGTTTGTACTAGCCTGAAACTCACCACACCCATCCTCAATGGTGTTATAAACACTATTAGGAACGGGGTCAGTGAGTCTAAGGTCGACGTCAAACGATTGCCGCTGAACAATTGCCAAATTGGTAGCAACAATGTCTGGTGTAATCTTTACGAGACGGTCAAAATACTCGTCAACAATAGCCTGGTTGATGGGTATAGCAACCGCTGTAACATAATTATTATGTGCAGGATTACCTCCAGCACATATGATGCCGCCGACCCAGCAGTGATCTTGATCAATTACATACATCGGCCCACCACAGTCTCCAGCAAGTGACGGCAAGTCACACTGCATGAAGCCAGTAGTGTCAAATGTAAGCCCCTGGCGAGCATGGCCACAAGTGTATTGAGAATTACTCATTTTAAGACACTTACGACCAAGCTCCTTGGCAAGACC